TCCAGAAACCACCCCTGATCTCTGGAAGTATCCACATTGCAAAGCGTCCTTTGCATTTTTATTTTAACAAATGGAATCATTAGAAACTACAACACGCATAGAAGGGCATAACGTCCTTGAAAGCGTTTATAGGGCAGATAAGGCCATTGCTGCATCTGACTTAAAATATGCCGTTAGTAATGGCTTACAGGCTTTTCATACATACAAATATGGAATAGATAACCCTCCAAGAGTTGCAACACCAGCAATGAAGTTTGGTTCTATGTTTCATAAGGCAATTCTTGAGCCAAAAGACTTTGCAAACTGTTATCAACTGCTTGATGATAAAAGGTCTAAAAGAGGTAAAGAACTTGCCCTTGCATTTCAGACAAGAGGCATTGAAACTTACACCTCAACAGAATTTGACACTATCGCAGCAATCAGAAAGTCATTAGAAAAAAATGCTTTTGTTTCTAAATATATTTTTGATGAAAGTCAAAATAGTTTAGAAATTGATATGGGTGCATCTGAGCAATCTTATTGGTGGACTCATAAAGCAACAGGTTTGCAATGCAAATGCCGTTGTGACCTCATAGTTGATGATATGGTGATAGATCTTAAAACTACAGGCGAAGGCGGTGCATCACCAGATGCTTTTACCAGAACTATTGTAAATTTTAAATATCATCTACAGGCTGCTCATTATTTGCAAGGAACTGGCTGCAAGAAATTTGTTTTTGTCGCTGTAGAAAAAGTATTTCCATATACAGTTGCAGTTTATGAATTATCTGGAAGTTTTATTGAAAAGGGCTTTCAGTTACAAGAGCAAACATTACAGCAAATCAAACAAGCCCAAGAATCTGGTATCTGGGCTGGTCATAGCGATCAAGAACCAGATGGAATCAAAACCCTCACCCCACCAAAATGGATTTAATTATGACTAGACCACTTTTAACAGGCATCATCCAACCAGAAGATATTTTCTTTAAAGGCAAATATCAATATGTTTCATGGGCAAAAATTGCTAATTATTTACATGAACACGCAAAAGGCTGGGATTTTCATTTACAACTCCCTCCAGAATCGCCTACAAACCCTTTGTCAAATCTTGCCGTATGGAAAGCACCTGATGAAACTGGGTTTTTAATGGGTTACTTTACAGATCCAGAAGGCAATCAAACTAGCTCTTTCCCTTATCCAATTATGGATAATAGAAACAACCCTATTAAATGGGATAAGATTTCTTCAAGAGATATAACAGACTCACACCGCAGAGCTTTATGTGCTTGTGCTGCCTTTACCTTTTCTCTTGGTTCAGAGTTATGGACAGGTAATGAAATAGTAGGATCAAAAGAAATTAAAACAAATACAAAAGATAGATCAGCCGCACCAGCAGAAACAATCTTTGTACTAGCTTCAAATGCTATACAAAAAGCTGAAACCATAGAAACCCTCATGGGGCATGGTCAAAATGTTGAAGTTAGATATACACAGGGCAAACTAACTCAAGATGAATATACAGAATTAAATAAACAAATTAATATTAAAAAAGAACAACTTGAGGTGAATGTATGACCATCACAGAAACTAGATACTTAACAACAGAACAACTTGCCGAAAGATACGGCAAGAATCCAATAACTATTAAAGCATGGCGATGGAAAAACTACGGCCCTCCATACTTTACTTTAAAACCAACAGAAGTTCCAAAAGGGCAACCCCGAACAAGATACCCTTTAAATGATCTTTTGGTCTGGGAAGAAATAAACAACATTACACCTATTAATTCTTTTTAAAAATGACAAACGCAGCTTTTAACGCAAAATTTAGAATTGTTGACAACAACAGTGACCGAGAAAATGCACCAGAAAAAAATCTTATTATTGATATTTCTACAAGAGAAGCTCTAAAAATGGCTAAGTGGTTAGAAACTATGGCCGTAAATGCTACACAGGAAAATACTACGATTCGTATTTATAAAAGCAAATCAGAATATACAGAAGTTGATGGCTTTTCTATTTGGGGTGGTATGTGGGGCAACTCTGGAAGAATACAACCTTTAAACCCTAAACCAGCGTCACAAAGAACTATTGATGTAAAGGCAAATCAATCTGAACTGCCATCTGATATTCCTTTTTGAGGTAAAAATATATGAATATAATTTATAAACAACAGCAAAAAGTTTTTCAACTGCAAAATCAAATTTATAGATTAAAAAATGAAATTAAGTCATTACAAAAAGAAGAGGGTCTTTTTGAAGAAGTTCATAAATATTTATTAGATAAAAATTATGAAGTTTTCAATTTACCCTCTATCCCTTCTTGGCAAAAATTAAAAAAATATGGCTTAGTTAAAAGAATGTCAAAAAGAGAAGGTGGATTTAAAAAATTCAAAATTGATTACTATAAATATTTAAGAAATATATATGAAATAAAATTAAAAAATTATGAGTGATTGGATAGTTGTGCGGTTTCCAAATAATCCTTACAAAGGCCAGATTTATTACAGCCCTGACTCAAAAAGAACCTTTGAGTTCTGTGAAACTACAAAGACTGATGAACTCACAGGAATGGTCATTGAATCTGCTACTTGGTTTGATATTACTGATAAAGATTTAATTTAATCTTTCCCAAATAAAACATATAAAAAGCGGCTCATAAAGGTTGCTTTTTTTTTCTTAAAATCTGCCTCATATTTGAAAATTACGTCTTGTTGGTCACATATTATCTCTAATGCCATACTGACAAAATGGCCTTGTTTACTAGCTGTTTTTAATAAATCCACAGCATACATTTTTACCTCATTAATATCAGTTTCTTTTTCTATTACGTTTATCTGCTTTTTCATTTCAAACTCTTCCTCAAGAGTCATCTTAGAATTTAAAACTTTTATTATCTGTTTCATTTAACTGGAAATAATTTAGTTTCCAACAAGTCAACTAAAGAATTATCAATATCATTGTCAGTTTTATCTACGCAGTAGCGTAGTATTTCCAGACACAATTTTCTAAGACTCTCCGATCTAGCAAAATTTAAAAGTAATGGTTTTAATAAAGCTGTCATTTTTCTAATATGTTTCTTTCCAAACATACCAATATTTGTTATTTTTGGCTAACTACCTAAATTAGCTATAAATGCTATCTCCTCACACATTAGGTAGTTACAAATCATGGAAGATCAAGAACCAAGCAAAGTTGAAACAGTCGTAAAAATTTGTATTCTAATTTGGTCGGCCACGCTGTTAAGCCTTTCATACTATGAACCAGCAGACGGCAAAAAGATTGTAGATTTTGATCCGACATTTATTGCAAGTATTTTCAGCGCATCGACTGCGAGCCTCGGTTTATCCATCAAAGGTAATAGAAATAACAACAAAAAAGACGTTATAGTGGATAATAAGAACAATAATGTGGGTATTAAATGAAAAAACTGCTACTTATTGCCTGTTTTATGCTCCCTTCAGCCGCTTTTGCTAATTTGACTCACTCTATTTCAAGTTCTGTAAAATTAGAAAGTTTGTCATCAGCAACTTCAGCCGACAAAATCGGGTCATCTTATAGTATTAGTGGCAACAACGTCACAACTGTGGATTCAAACTCAGCCGCAACAATCGGGGGGTTTGGTTCTACAAGCTCAGGAGTTCCTAGTATTTCGTTTCCTTCTAGTAGTCAAGCAGTTAGTGGAGAGGCTTTTTCCTTTAGCACTAGTTATCTCGAAGGAGATGCTACTTCTGGGTCAGCCCCAACGGTAGGAACAGTTGGTAATTTTAGTGACCTCACTTCTACAAGTGCTGGCTCAGTAGGTACAGCAGCCGTCACCTTAGATAATCACACTATGACGCTCACAGGTGGAACAGGAACAGGGGTTGTTCTTACTGGGCAATTTGTAACTGACTTAACTATTGATTGATGTGGAAATATCTGCCTTTTATATTTTTCATTAGTCCAGTTTATGCTCAAACTGTAGTCCCCAACTTTAATTCTGCTACTAGCACTTCTCGCAGTGTGACCACTAATAATTTCACTGAGCAAATAAGGGAGGTTCGCTATAATTCGGGATATACCTACAGTGTCACTGGTTCTGGTATCTCATGCGGCAACTGTGATTCAATATCCATGCCAAATGCCACAGTTACAGAAACAATTAATGGAACTACCTACGAATGGACAGGCTTAAATATGGATCAAAAACCAAACTGGGTTCAGCAAAATCAAGGACAGGCTTTTCAATTTTCAGAGTTTTACAAAGGCCCATCATTAGAAAGCGTGATCGATATAACAAGGCAAGTCACTTCAGAGGTAGTAACAGATACTACTATTATTTTTTCCAACTGATAACGCTTTTTTCTTGTTTGCCTAGCTACGCAAATACGTCAACAATTGCGAATCCCCAAAGCAATACATCATCGAGCGTGTCGAATTTTGCCACTCAGGTGTTAACGGGGCCAATGACAGAGAACAGCTATGGTGCTGGTATTAAATGTTCTGGAGCTACATTATCAATAAGCCCCTTTGCAACAACTTCGGTGGCAGTAAAGCGTCCTCAAGACTACATTTTTCATACACCAGTTTATAACGAAGCAACAGACTCAGATGGCAACCTTACAAATGCGGGTGAGATTCTCTACTACAGAGAAAACTACAGCGGCAACAAAGATGCCACTTCTTTTAATTTTGGTATAGCTGCAACAATATCTGTCCCATTAGATAGACGTTTTCAAAATGCTTGCCTCAATAGTGCGACTACTCAAGAAAAAATAATGCGGCAACAATTATCGACAGCCAGATTAAATTACGAATTAGCAAGGTTAAAAAACTGCCATGAACTTAGGGTTATTGGTGCTGAATATGCCCCTGACAGTCCTTACTTTGGTCTTTGTGAAGATATAGTAAGTAAACCTAAAATGAACCAAGTAATACCTCACACACACAAAATTGACCTTAACAAGTGATTTTGCTCCACTCAGAATGGCCTACAAAGGGCCGCTGGATTTCTTTGCTTATGTTTGCACCTTAGACTTATCCTTAGATTTAGTTAAACGCTTAATGGCTGTCTTAACAAGGTTTTTGAGAAGATTAACTATAATAGGTGAACCAGCCGCTGCAACAGCAATAATTGAAGTGCTAACAAGAACAGGAGGGCTAGGAATCCATTTCTCAACAAAGGTTGAATCTCTGTAGACTTCATAGCATTTACCATTTTTTACCTTATGAGAAACAACAACCTGTAACTTAAGGTCATTTGGATAGCTTCCTACTGGAATATTATCCTCAGACGGACATTTTATAAAGAACTCTTTATCTTTTTTGACTTCGGGCTGGTACTCTGGCGGTTGTGGAATATCTGGCTGCTTTTGTTCTGGTTGTTTTACTGGATCTGTTGGAATAAATTTATTTGGGTTATATTCTAAAAGCTCAAATGTTGGATAGCTTACAACAGGATAATCAAGTTTGGGTTTATCAATAATATCTAAAGTTGTTGGATATTGTTCCCATGTTCTTATCTTGGGAATAAATATTTCTTTTATCTGTATCTGTGGAATTTTAATTCTTGGTATTTCCAAGTCTGTTCACCTTGCTTGGTTCTGATAGTTGTACAGATGGCCCTGTGAAATCTGGGATCTTTTCTCCCATTACATCTGGTAATTTATCCTCCAGACTTCCCATGATCTTGTTTTTCAATGTCCTCTCAAATTCTGGACTCTGCATATATTTCACCGCCATAAATGCAAAAATACTCATTGACGAAACCATCAAAAATGAGATAATTGACAAAATATTTGCGATCTTAGAAAAAGTCATGATAAAACAGGCAATACTAAAAGCAATAGGTCATGTAAGTATTATATCTATGCTCCTAATACTGCCAACTGTTATACCCTGTTACTTGGTTTTATCTATGATGACTAAAACTTATACTTCAAACCAAGCTTCGTTCCATAAGAATTAGTTGTATCTGTAACGATAGAGAACTCTCCGTAAACATCAATCTTTTCTGAAGCTGTTACAGAACCACCAACTTTACCTGAAAAGTTTGTTTCTGAATCTGCACCATCTGGGTTGTTAAGATACGCTCCACCTTGAATGTAGTAGCTTCCAAAGGCGTTACCATTCTCATAACCTAAATGCAGATCTGTTCCGCTTCCTGTAAAATTTTTCCCTGTGTAAGATCCATTGTTTTCTACGTTTACATAGAAACCAGCAAAAGCGGGTGTTGATAGTGCTGAAGCAGCAGCTATTGTTAGTACTTTTTTAAGCATTATTAAAAAGAATAAAGCTCAATAATAATCGTTTTTATATAAAATTCAATATTTATTATTAAGGACAAACACCATCAACTTTTTTAAGTCCTTCAACTAACTTTTGATTACCAATGATTTTTGTTGTCAGTTGATTTAACTGTTGTTGTTTTGCCTGTATGTCAGATTGGATTTGTTGTGCTTGTTGAATATCAGAATCAAGCATAGATTTTGTTTCTTCGTATAGTTCCTGTGGGGTCATAAAAAATTTATATATTAACGTATTATATTAACAAGCCATCAAAACACAAGGGTAGGCTTTACTGCCATCAGCATAAGTAGCTGTATGATTTGTTGAAATAATTTTTGCAATTGTAGAACTTCTAATAATATCATCGGTCTGAGGTTTTGCTGTTCCATCCCCTGCTGAAATAAGAAGATCACCCCTTGCGACTGTTGTAGAAGCTGCAACTCTAATAACCATATCCCCTGTCATTGCAACAAAAAAATCATTTACATATTCATCATCATCGTCATCCCAAGCCCAAAATACCCCCGCAACATCTTTATCACCATCTACATCAGATACTTTTGTCATGTTTAACTGTTGATTTTCTTCTGTATAAGCCTCTCTTAATACAGTGCCTTTAGCAATTTTTACATCACCAACAGATTTACCTTCTGGAAGTGTATCTTCAAGTGTATATAAAACATCTTCATCATATAAAACCTCTGCATGACTCCAAGTACATAATTCATCAAGGTTACTCAAAACTGTGCCTTGATATATTGTTGGCCTTGCTGATTTATCTGTTGAAGATATTCCTTTTAATTGTGACCATCTACTTAGGTGACCACCATTGTATGAAACAGATGAACCACTAACATCAATAGAACCTTCAGAGCTACCATTTTGTCTAAAATTAATAAGTGTTCCGTCGGTGCTTCTTCTGTTGCACTGAAGTACTTGGTTATTACTTGTACCAATGACCATAGCCCCGTCATTTCTAATTCTTGCGCCTTCTGAACCTGTGCCTGAGTGGTTAGCCATATTAGAATATGTTACAAGTGTTGCACCTCCAAAGCCTGTTCCTTCATTACTACTTTCTTGTCGAAAACGCTCTTGGCCACCTGTGATAATTCTGATAACATCACCTTGAGCCCCTATATAAGGCACACTTGATGTTGTTGAGTCTTTAAATTCTAAGTGTACAAATTCATCTCCACTTTCTGCCCTTATTGCTGCGTTTGTTGTTGCATGAAAAACATGAAGAGGGCTTGTCTGGGAAGTTGTGCCAATCCCAACTCGACCAGAACTATTTATAAACACTCTTCCTAAACCATTTGTAAAAAACTGCAAATCGTTGCCTGCTGCTCCTACAGTAGGAACTGTGGTTGTATTGGAATCCTTAAATGAAATTGAAACTGTTGCATCACCAGATTCAAAATTAGCTACATTGTTTGTTGTTGCATGAAAAACATCAAATATAGTTGTTGGACTTGATTTGTTTATACCGATTCTATTATTACCACCATCTACAAAAAACATGTGTGAATTGGCATCACTTTCAACCCTAAAATCTGTATTCTCACCACTTTCATTAAATGTAATTTCTGAAGTATCAATTTGTAGTCTACTAACACCACCTGTACTAATGTCAAAAGTATTAGCGGCAGAACTAAAAATACCTGTATTTGTGTCGTCATCAAAAAATAGTGAGGGACTTGAAGCTGAACCATCTGGCAGAGGCAAAGAACCATCAAATTTTCTTAGATTAACAAAAGCGTTATTTGCAGCGTTTCTAAGCTGCAACATTGAATCTGTTGTATTTGCGAAACTTTGAAGAGCGTAAGTTGTTGAGGGTGCAGATGATCCAGAATTATTGCTTGCTATTGCCTGTAAAACGCTATTTATGTCTGCACGCACATTCGCGCCTGTGGAATTATCAATTATGAAGTCATGTTGTGGAGACATCTTAGTTATACCAATGGATTTAAGAGTTATTTAATTATATTTTTAAAAGTAAATTACAAGCATTAAGTAATAACAAATAAAAATAAATTAATATTTAAACTCATTTTACTTGTATTCTTTAAAAAATCCAAGTCAAACAGCATTTCTTAACTACCACGCCCGAAGCCTGTAGCTGCATATTTAAAGTTTCTGTTTACATGACTAGATCCATTTTTAATATCTATATCAAAACCTGTTCCAGTGATGTTTGACAAAGTGAAGAAATCACCTGATGAAGCATTTTCTATTGTTATTCCTATTGAAGGTAAAACACTATTTGCTGCAACGCTAGTACCTGACTGGCCTGTAAAGAAACTATCTGTAAAAGTTACTGATTTTGTAGAAGTACCGCTTGCAATAAATCCACCGCTTGAAGCGGCTGCATTTCCTAAGCTTGTTTCTGTTCTACTATCAAGCTCTGCAAAATATCCTAGTTGATCTATTTCAATAGATTGTGCGGGGTCAGTCGATAGAAGATCGCATTTAAATTTAAAACCTCTTCCAATATAAGTACCATTTACGAACTTTTGATAGGGTTCAAACTCTGCTGAATATGTGCAGTTCCCGCTTGTATTTAAAGAAGTCGCAGAAGTCAAAGTATAAGTGTTTGCATTTGGAACAGATTGAATAATATAGTCACCATCAACACCAGTTCCAGAGGTGAAATCTAAAGAAACAAGACTCCCGACACTATAACCATGTGATGTTTTAGTGATCGTTATTATTGAGCCTGAACCCCCAGAACCATCATTAATTGTATATGTGGCCGATACTGACAAATCAGGATCAGAGTCACTTGTGGCGACTGATAAGGTGGCGTTCACATTAAAGGCGGTGGCTCCGTCAAAATCTGTCCAAGTATCGACATTAGCAGTTCTTTTATCAATCAAATCATTAGGCAAGAAACCTTGAGTAACAAAATGCCTGCGAAGTTTTAAAGGTTGTTTTCCTCCAAGATCAAGAGTTGATTTAAAGAAATATTGACCCCCTGTTAAGAAATCTACATTACCAAGAAAATCAAAATCAGCTATAGCATCAAAATCTGTCACATCATCTAATAAAGTTGTTGATCCTAAAACTAAACCATTAACTTCATCAGAGAAAAAACAATCGTCTCTAACACCTTGAAAAGGTGGGCT